TCATTATAAATCCAACACAACTCTCTCTTCCAAAAAATTCAACTTCTAGCTTTGATGGATATTACAAATAACTCCTATGCTCCACCACTACAACAACACCGAGTACCAAAACACCTTGCCAATCACGGAAACATCATCAAGACCGGCTATTTCGTCGTCGTACTCGTCTGTGTTATAGCTACGGATTTTTATTTGATTGTTTGGCATATTGTAGAGCAGTTTGATCCGCAATAGCCCGCCGTGATTAATGGCGTAAATGCTGCCATCGCGAATAGCCTTATTGCCGGTATCAATGCCAATGGTCGCGCCGTTTGGAATCACCGGTTCCATTGAATTACCGTCTGCTACCACGCATACCGCATTTTCATACTGCACGCCTTGCCGTCTTAATGTGGCGCGAGAAAAGCGCAGTTTGAAGTTGTTGTAATCCATAATGTCATCAGCAAAACCATTTCCGGCGGCTAAACGGATTTCTTGGAAAAGCGGAATTTCTACTTCGTCATCGTTTAATGGCGTATTGCGATCCCACAGATCAAATGAGCCTGTTTCGGCTACGTTTGATTCAATCTGTTTAGTTTCTTCCTGCTGACCCTCGCCAAATTGTAGCCAGCTAGGCTTGACATTAAAGTATTCGGCTATTTTTTCTAACTTTTCTTTTCTTGGTTCGGCAGTTCCGAGTATATATCTGCGAGCCATTTCATAGCTAACCCCTGCAACTCTACTTAATTCTGCTATTGTCGCTTTTGGATTTTCGCTCATCAATTTACTTAGTCGATCAGACAAGTTCATTAGCAGCCCTCCACTATTATTCCTACTAACGGTAGATCATACCTAATAAAAAATAGTTGCCTCAAGTCTATTTTAAGTAGTAATATATCTACTTAAAGTAGTTTTAAATAGGATAATCAGTTATGACCCCACTACAAAAAGTATTTTCTATTGTTGGCGGAAAGTCAGCATTAGCTAAACATTTCGGGATATTACCTTGGGCGGTTGCTAAATGGGAGAAAACACAAGTCCCTGCGGAGCGTTGCCCTGACATTGAAAATTTAACTAATAAACAGGTTACTTGCGAGGAATTAAGACCTGATGTGAATTGGTCAGTCCTACGCAACCAGCAAGATTAATTTACTCATATTGGCGCAAAAGAAAACCATAAAAACAAGGCAAAAATTATGGCAATGAAGAAAGTTATTATCGAAATGATTGATCGGATTCCTGGGGGGAGAAGTGCGGTAGCAGGATTCCTAGGTTTTACCGAAAGTGAATTAAAGAATCGCCTTTATCAAATAAAAGGCCAACGATTCAAAAATGAAGAATTGATTGCACTGCAACTTGAGTATGGATGCACTGATTTTATCGATGAGCTTTGCCGAAATGCTGGTGGCCGTTTTGTACCTGATGTGGCTGAGGATGAATTAGACAAGGTTGAGCTTGCCAATTTACAACTGCACGAGCTTTCGGCTCGTGGCTTGTTATTTGCTTTATTAGAAAAGGATTTAGAAGACGGTGAAATCACCTCGAAAGAAGAAGACGAAATCCGTCAAGCATTGAGTAAACATTTGGCAGCGACGCAACATTCGATTGAATGTGCGATTGTGTTACACAAGAAATAAAAAACCACGGCTCATTTTTGATTTTTCTTAAAAAATTTATCTAGCACAACAGGCAGAAGAGTAAGACTCCAAAAGAAAAATGACAATTTGAGCACAAAGTAAGACCAACTTGACTCAGTTAGCAAGAATTTAAAACCAAACTCAATAAGCTCTTCTTTGCTAAAGGAACCAAGTGTAGTTAGAACGGCGATACACATCATTGATGGTATGTAAGCGAAGTTATCCAAAGTTTGTTGATATTTCCTTACTCCCCATTTGTGCAATAAAACCAATCCCAGGGGGATGCCGTTTACAAGTATTCCAATGAGCCAATACGGAATATCACTTCCAATAATTAACCGTGGAAGTAATAGAAAGACAATAAAACATAACCCGACGAATAAATCACGGAATGTAACAAAGGACATAAAAAGAATGAGTAAATTGCAAAGTAGATTGCGCATTATTGCACAAATTTGGCGAGAGGATAGCGAGTTTCGTTACTTTACGGCGATTGCCATTCTTTTTGTGGTGGTGAGTTTTTTTTAATAAAAAAGCCACGAGGAGATTTCGTGGCTAATTCATTAAGGAATATACAGATGAACCAATTATTAACGATTACGAAAGAAAACACAAGTACTTTGACGATGAGTAGTCGTGAAATTGCGGAGTTAATCAATAAAAACCACAGCGATCTGTGTCGTTCAATCGAAAGACTTATCGCAAAAGAGGTGATTGGGGGGTATCAGCCAATGGCTTACACCCATCCACAGAACGGTCAGACTTATTATGAGTACCATCTAAGCAAACGAGATAGTTTAATTGTTGTTGCTCAGAATTGTCCTGAATTTACTGCGGCAATCGTTGATCGCTGGCAAGAGTTGGAAAATCAACAAAAACCAACCGCACTTATTCCGCAATCTTTTTCTGAGGCGTTGATGTTAGCCGCTCAGTTACAAGCAGAAAAAGAGCGTAATGCGCCTAAAGTCGCTTTTGTTGATCACTATGTGGAAGTAGGGACGAGTAAATCATTTCGTGAGACGGCGAAGATTTTAAAAATGCCTGAGCGCGCATTAGTCAATCGCTTAGTGGAAGATAAATATTTGCATCGTCAATCTGGCGTGCTTTTACCTTATCAATCAGCACACACCAAAGATCTTTTTACGGTTAAAACAGGTACCGCTGAACACGGTCACAATTACACACAGACACGCGTCACAAGCAAAGGCATTGAATTTATTGCGTCACGTTATGCTTCGGAGTTGATGCTATGAATATTGGTAAATTATTAATTGACGATCAGCCGCTACAAGTTCTCCCTTCTTTGGCTGAAGCCATTGGTTTAAATGAAGCCTTGATTTTACAACAAATTCACTGGTTGCTATTGCGTAGCAAAAAAGAATTTAAAGGTAAACATTGGGTATTTAATACCTATGAAGAATGGCAAGAAAAACATTTTCGTTTTTTCTCTGTTTCCACGATTCGACGCACGATTAATCATTTAGAAGAGCTTAATTTGCTGATTTCAAGCACTGAATTTAATCAAATGAAAGTGGATAAAACGAAGTGGTACACAATCAATTATGAAGCCTTAGATAATCTTGCTATTGCGACTGCTAAAAATGACAGTCCATCTGTTCAAAATGAGCAGTCGAACTGTTCAAATTGGGCAGATCCTTCTGTTCAAAATGAGCAGACCAATAACCAAGAGAATACACAAGAGACTCCTAATAATAACCCCCTACCCCCTAAAGGGGAATCGGCTAACGCCGATGTGACGGAGGGGCAGGGCGATACACCACCTGATGAAGATTTCCCCTCTGATGAAAAACAAAAAATTGATCGAACGGATTATATCGGGATAGCTCAAGCATACAACGATGCACTGGACTTAACAGGCGTTGCTTTGCCAAGAATTGCCGATCCGTCAAATTTGAGTGACAAGCGCAAACGAGCCGTGAAGAAACTTTCTGATGTGTTTAAAAAACGATTTGGCGATGGTAGTGCGTCAGCATTGGGCGAATATTTTACGGATTTTATGCGCTCTGCTCGTGAGTTTTATTTCGGTGAGAATAACCGGGGCTGGAAAGCTGATTTTGATTTTTTACTACGAGAAAACACGTTGGATAAAGTTTTGGAGGGGAATTTGTAATGCGTAACGGAATCTACGATTTGGAATATTCTTTGGTCGGTGCGTTTTTAAACGGTGGACTATCCCCACAAGCTCGAGAAGTGATGAGTTGGCTTGAACCCGAAATGTTTGCCACATTCCAACTTGGCGCACTTTACGGAAATATTCGTAAACAGGCTCGCAAAGATGATTTGATTGATATTTTGTTGCTTGCACAGGACTACGGTGAAAACTTTGCCAACCTAGCGGAATTAGCAAGCGGATATGCCTACAGCGGAAATATTTTAGGCTATGCAAAGAAAGTCCATTCTGCTTGGGTAAATCGTACTGCTCAGCAGGCATTGTTGAAAATGGCAGGGGAATTAGCCAACGCGAAAGAGGAGCAAGTCAACCAAATCACTCAAAATGCACTTAACCAAATCCAAAAACTGCTTGTCAGCAAAACTGAAATAAAACCAATTGCGATGGGTGAACTGGTCGATTCTTACGTGGATGTTTTAGAAAAACGTTCAAAAAGCGATTTCAAAGAACGCTTGCTTTACACAGGCATAGAGGCGGTCGATAACATTCTTGGCGGCATAAATTCAACGGATATTGTCATTGTGGCTGGTCGTCCAGGAACAGGGAAAACAGAATTTAGTCTGACAGTGACTCGTAATATCGCCAAAAATCATGGCTCAGTTTTATTTTTCAGCCTTGAGATGGGTAACTTCCAGTTAGTCGATCGTTTGTTGAGTGCAACAGGTGGCGTGAGTGTGAAGAAATTGCGCAACCCTACCGAGCTTGATGAGGGCGACTATCATCGCTTAACAAGCGCATTGCAAGACGTGCGGTCGCAAGATGTTTACTTTGTCGATCGCGGTGGTTTATCTGCCGATGAAATTTGCGCCATTACCGAAAACCATATTAGCGAGAAAGGCGCGCCATCTGTGGTTGTAATTGATTATTTAGGCTTGATGAATCACAAGCAAGAGCGTGGTGTAAATCTAACCCAAGCTATCGCAAATTCCATGAGCAAGCTAAAAGCCTTTACCAAAAACTTCAATATTCCAATCATTTTACTTTGTCAGCTTAACCGTGATGTGGATAGCCGAGCAGTAAAACGCCCTGCTAATTCAGATTTACGTGATTCAGGCTCAATCGAGCAAGATGCAAGCCAAATCATCATGCTTTACCGTGAGGGTGCATACAAGGCAGATTGTGATAATCCTTACTCTGAGGCCATTGTTACTAAGAATAGATTTGGTGGATTAGGCACGGCCTATATGAAATTTGATAGAGGTCACTTCCTCGATTGCGATCAGGCACAAGCGTATCAATTCATCAACCAGAAACCACAGCAACAAGCCAAAACCTATGCGGCTAAAAGTTATGGGAAAGGAGCATTGCAATGACAAGCTACAAATGCCCAAAGTGCGGTGCAGAATTAGAGGATTTTTATACGCCAGATTATTTTATATCAAGCAGCGAATGGGATGACGATCGTTTCCGCTGTAACGGTCACTTAATTGAGCCGATACCGTTTCCGCAGGTAAGTAAATACAGCACAGTAAATCGAACAAAATCTTGCGGTTATTTTGGGTTGGAAGATTTAGGTGTGGAGTATAAAGAATGAGTTTTGAAGAGCATAACAATCGAAAGAAAGCGAACAAATTTGCTGAATATATTACGGGTGAATCTCTGCGCCGATATTTGGCTGGGAAAGTCGAGAAATACTTAGGTAAAAATCCAAGCGTTTTTGATGGTGCAGCAGGCAGCGGACAGCTTGAGCAATTTATTCAACCAAGCAAGTTTATTGCAGTAGAAATTCAAGCGGAATCATGCGCGGCATTAGCCAATAATTATCCAGATGCTGAAATTCATAATACGAGTTTTTTCTTGTATCAAAGTGAGCCAAAAAGTGATTGTGTTGTAATGAACCCGCCATTCTCACTTAAATTTAAAGAACTTGCCGAAGAAGAAAAGACCGCTATTCAAGCAGATTTTCCGTGGAAAAAATCAGGTGTACTTGATGATGTTTTTATGCTGAAAGGATTAGCCAATGCGCATCGTTTTGGGTTTTTCATTATGTTCCCAGGTATTGCCTATCGAAACACCGAAAAAACACTCCGTGAAGTTATTGGGAATCAATTAGTCGAGTTGAATTTGATTCAAAATGCCTTTGAAGATACGCCAATTTCAGTGCTTTTCTTAGTGGTTGATAAAACCAAGTCGAATAACAAAACATACCGTGAATTGTATGACTGTGCCACGAATAAAATAATTAACGCTGATGAATGGTTAATTAATTCTGATAAATGGGACACGGTTTCACCGCCAGAGCTGCCAAAAGAAAAAGTAGATCCAATGAAATTAGAGTTGATCTCGCAAGCTCAATTAAAAGAGCAAATTCGCGCTCAAATTCAATTTAGCGGTATGGTATTTGATTTAGAAGGCTGGCCACGTGAAGAATTTGAAAAATTCTGCGATGAAGTCTGTGCATTGATTCAGGAAGAGAAAAAATTAAATCGATTTTTATTTGGCTGGGGCGAATGATGTTATGAGCCAATACAAACCTTTCTTTTTACGCGATCAACGCATTAAAAATAATTGTTTGGATTTAATCAAAGAACTGCCAATAGACGATAAAAAACCGTTGGTAGTCAAAATCCAACCAATAACACGAAACCTTGAGCAAAACGCCAAGTTTCACGCTATGTGCCAAGATGTCGCAAATCAGGCGGAATTTATGGGGCGTAAGCTCACAATGGAGCAATGGAAAGTCTTATTTATTTCGGGCCACGCAATCGCCACAAATCAAAAAGCAGATGTTGTGCCAGGTCTTGAGGGCGAATTTGTGAATATCCGTGAAAGTTCGGCTCAAATGAGCGTTAGCAGAATGGCGAGCCTTATTGAGTATGTCACAGCTTATGGTGTGGCGAACGGGGTTAAATTTAACGATAAATGGGGATTTTTCGGACGATGATTGAGGTAGGAATTATGATTTTATTTTTGATTGCATTTTCGGCTATGTTGTTTTTTCTTTTCGACGAGCCCCTTGCTGCCACCCTTGTCTTGTGTGGAGCTTGTTGGCTTTCTGGTTGGTATTTTGCTCATAGCACGGTTGCAACAGAGTGCGAGAGATTAGGAAAGTTTTACGTTGGCAAAAACGTTTATCAATGCTCAAAAATCGAGAGCAAGGATGAGTGATGAGTAAACTTAAACCCATCAAGCCTAAAAAATGCAAGTCATGTGGCATGGAGTTTATCCCACAAAACTCTCTCCAAAAAGTCTGCTCGCCTAAATGCGCACTTGATTTAACTCGTCAAAATGCGCAAAAAGCACAAGAACGAGCAGAAAAGAAAAAACAAAGGGAACGTAAAGCTAAATTAAAAAGTCGTTCAGAATGGCTGAAAGAGGCTCAGTCAGTATTTAATAAATTTATCCGTTTACGGGATAAAGACCAGCCTTGTATAAGTTGCGGTCGGTATCATCAAGGACAATACCATGCAGGGCATTATCGGAGTGTGGGAGCGTGCCCTGAATTACGATTTTGTGAGCTCAACGTACATAAACAATGCGCACCATGTAATGACCACAAGAGCGGCAACATTATTGAGTATCGAATCAATCTCGTTAATAAAATCGGTGCAGATAAGGTAGCTTGGCTAGAACGGCAAGACCACGAACCGAAGAAATACACCATTGAAGATTGCAAGGCGATTATTAAGTATTACAAGACAAAAATTAAAGAGCTGGAAGGAGAGTAGAATGTCGTATAGCGTTGAGAGAGTATTAGAGAAGTGGGGTAATTGCTGGGGCAGAGACCGTATTGGCACAGAATACCCAAGCACCACAATTTCTATTCCTGTTTTACCTACCGTGCGCAAGACTCACATTCGATTCTTAACTGATGACGAATGCTTAAAAATTGAGGAGCAGATTATAAATCTACACGAGGATAGTTTGCTGCAATACCAAATCTTAATGGCGTTATACGTTCAACAAGCGAATGAACGAGATATTTGTACCGCACTTCATATTTCCCCTGCTTGTATGTATCGTGAGCGTGCTAAGGGCGTGAGATTCCTAAAAGGTGCATTTACTGGGGCGAAGATTAAATTTATGTTTTTAGGGTAGGGAAGTGCGGTCGATTTTGACCGCATTTTTATTACACTTCATCTTGACTTGTGTGTATTTGTGTATTATAATTCATCTTGATTAAGACAAAGGAGGATGCATGCACTCAGGTGACTTAATCAAGGAGCTTAAAGCAAATGGTTGTTATTTTGTTAGACATGGAAAAGGTGATCATCAAATTTGGTTCTCGCCGAAAACTGGAAAGCGATTTCCAGTTCCGCACCCCAAACAAGATTTAGCAATCGGAACTTTAAAATCCATTAAAAAATCGGCAGGGCTTTAAGCTCTGCCGAGCTTAATCGGAGGAGTATTAAATGATTTTTACCGTAGGTGTTGAAACCCCAGAAAATGAAAACCAAGCATACGGAATGATCGTTCCTGCACTTTGTCAATTAGATTATGGTTGTTTTAGCGGTGCTGACGATGTTGATGATTTATTACCAATGGTGTCAGAAGCCATTACAATGATGCTTGAAGCGATGGTTGAAGATGGTTTTGATCTTACCACGCTAAAAGATAAAGGCGTAACGCACTATAAAGCCGATCCTGAATATGCTGATTTTGATACTTGGCTTTTAGTTGACGTTGATATTTCAGAATACTTAGGTAAAAAACAGCGTATTAATGTGTCTTTACCTGAATATTTATTAACGCGCATTGATCGCCGTGTTGCAGCAATGGGTAACTACTATAAAGATCGTAGCCATTTCTTAGCAAATGCGGCGCACCGAGAATTGCATGCGCATTCAGATAAAGAAATGTAATCTCTGACTACCCTTGACAAGCTCCTATTTCAAGGGTAGGATTTATCCCAAGGTCTCAAAAGCCTTTTACACAACGGAATTAATTCACCCCGTCAGCGTGATTTTTT